TTGTTAATTAAACACCACAGTTCTGAAATATATAAATAAATTCAAAACCATATCCTGACACATTATAGCATATAAGATTTTTGATTGAAATACATTTAAATTCTTTTATTTCATCATAATGTCTCAACTAAGCCATCTAAATGAAATAATCAAACCAGCGTCTTGCCTTAGTCGAAATACTAAGCAAATTGTATGATCGTAAACACCCCAAAAACCCCCAATAAAAAATCCTTAGAAATATCTAAGGATTCTAAATATGGAGCTCTTGGCGAGAATTGAACTCGCGACCTCTCCCTTACCAAGGGTATAAAATCCTATATAAAACAATAGTTTATATCTTTATAACGGAAATTTGACGGAATTTATTTTGGTTTGACGAAATACTTGCAGCTAGATTGGAGCGAAATTATATCATATTTTTTTAAAAAAAATCACAAATAATGCTTGCAATAGGTCTCAAAAAGTCCTATAATGTACACATCAAGACGAGATAATCGCTTGATAATCAAACAAACCAACGCCTAATGTTAGGCAGGAGAATCAAAATGTTAAACAAACCTATCGTTGCAAATCTTATCAACACAATCGGCTTTGAGCTTGACTTGACTGATGCACAAACCAAAATCAATATCTCAAATTCTGCAGAATTAAAACGCTTTATTGCTGAGTATGACCATTCTGACAATAAAGACGCTCAAGAAGCCATCGACGAGCTAAAAACCATCATCGCTGAACATGAGACCAAAGCAATCGGCGTCAGCAAAGATGAGCTAAAGCAAGTCTATGTCATGCTTAAAGAGCGTCAATTGCACCCACGCGGTGAGTTTGATAGAGCTGGTCGTTTTTACTTGGATGATGCAGACTTGGTGGATGTACGCCCGCCAAGCACCAAATACCCATACAGCCAAATGTCAGCTGGTCGCACCGCCAAGTTTGTCAAAGCAATGGCTGAAAAATACAAAGTGCAAACTATTGAAGAATTGATCTCTTTATTTAAAAAAGCGTAATTATTTGAAGTCAAAGACGGTCAATCGCCGTCTTTGATGTTTGGGAGTAAAAAAAATGCCAACATTTGCACAGCTTTACGATAAGCACTTCACCTACTATGCGACCACTGTCGATGCCAGCACGGCCAGCACTTATGATAAATCTATGCGTAAATATGTCTTGCCACGACTTGCAGATATGCCGATTGATGAGATTTTGCCAGCACATGTGCTGGATTTGCATGCCAAAATTGCCAAGGTATCGCCGTTTACTGCCCACCGTAGCATTCAACGCATCAATCGCATTTTTGATTATGCTGTAACCATCACAGGCGATCTGGAATATAACAAGATCGCACGCATTGGTAGATACACCGCCAAGCCACCAACGCACGGCTGGCGTTTTGTCGACTTGGCTCATGTGCCAAAAATGCTAAAAGATATTGATAAGCTAAAGGGCGTGGGCGATACGATCATGCGTGCGTTTTGGGTAGTGGTATACACGGGTCTACGACGCTCAGAAGTTGTCTATGCACGCAAAGACGAATTTGATTTATCAAATGGGCTTTGGACAATCCCTGCTAGTCGCATGAAAATTAACAGCAATGGCGATCATATTGTCCCATTGTCCGAGCAAGCCATAAAGCTGATTGAGCCGCTTTTGCATGCTAACACACACAGCGATTATGTCTTTGTATCGCCGCACACTGGCACTGAAATAATTAGCACTTGGAGTCTGTATCAAGTATTAGTCAAAGCAGGCTATCAGCATAAGCAGACCTTGCACGGCTTTCGCAAGATTTTTAGCACGCACGCACATACGAGCCGCCTTTGGACGATTGACGCCATCGAGCTGACTTTGTCGCACAAAATCGGTGGCGTGCGAGGTGTATATAATCACGCCAACATGCTTGATGAACGCCGTGAATTGCTACAGTGGTGGGCAAACGAAGTGGATAAGTGGCGAGGTGTGAAGAGATGATGTTTTGTGCTACAATCAAGCCAAATTATTTTTGGTCACACATTATGTACAGCATTAAAATCAACGGTAATACCATTAAGCAAAGCGAAAAATCTAATGTCGCATGGTCTTTATATCGTGCGACAGCCAGACTCTTTGAAAATAAGCCAAATCATGTACAGCTATTTATTGATGAAGAGTTGTTGCACCAAAAGCCGAGCGGATTGTTGCTACTGGAGCATCCTGACAGTGTCGCAGTGAATGATGTCTTAATGACACTGGTCAAGACGCTTGATTTAAGCTTTCCAGAAGTCAAGACTCTGATTAAAGACAGCGAACTTGAGTTATCAAACAGCCGCATTGACGGCTGGTTTTATCCAAAAGATAACCGCCGCTTTGTGCAAATGTATAATGATGAGCTTGAGTATCTGATGCCAATTTTAACACACTACGCACAAGCCAAGTCGCAGCAGGCAAATCTTGGCTTTACACCACAAGCTCTAAAAAGCATGAGATCGCAATTGGGGCTGACTCAGCAGCAAACAGCCGACATCGTGGGCGTGGCGGGCAATCGCCAAGTACGACGCTGGGAAAACGGCGAACAGGATATGCCGACTGAAAAATGGCAGATTTTTCTGGATTTTTATCAAAAAAATCACAAATAACGCTGACGGTCTTAATTAAGTCGTTAATCACCTTTGGCCGCAACGGCTGGGGGTAATTATTAGGCAGGCAATTCAAAATGCACTCCATCCAAAAAGCGGCCACCACATGATTGGTGGGCTTTAAGTAACCACTTTAAGCAATCACCCAATCGTAAAACTACTCCCCCTTTGTCGTCCGCTTGGGTGCTTATACCCAAGATGTACCCAAGAATTTGGGCTTTTTGGGTATTCAATGATGGCTTGGTCAAACCCAATGCCCTTTTCTTTTAGCTTACGCACAATATGGGGTACAATGAGTTTGGGCGTGCCAAATCTTGGCGAGCGAAAATCAATCGCAAAGCCTGACATGTGGGCGGAAGTGCTAGAGCCACCAACCGCTTTATTAAGCGCTGGGGAGCGATAACCGCTCGTAATAATGATTGGCACGCCTAAAATATCACGCACAGGCTGATAAAGATTTACGCTGGCGTCAATCAAGTTTTGTAAAATGGTTTGGCTTGGCGTGTTGTCAATGTTGTGTTTTTTGGCTGTATTACTAGCTAATAACTCATTTAAGCTGATATTTTTAGTGATTGTGATAATCTTGCCGCCATTTATCGCCGATTTTAATGCTTGTCTTGACTTATCGCCCCATACGCCATCAGGGTTTGTGCCAATTTGTGTTTGAATGTGTTTAATGCTTGTCATAAATTACTCCTAAAAAAAGCCCTGTTTAGGGCTTGTATAGATTGATTTGTGCTTTTCGTTTTGATAAATGCCGTCTGATTTTTATGCACTGCTTTTGAACTTTTAAGATACCGCCCACCCAATAAATCAAAAACAGTAGTCGAGAAAATACTTCAAGGCGTGTGATGATGGGTTCATCAAAGCTTGCATACAGCAAAACTGACCAAGCGAGCATGCCAACCGCAACAAGCCAAGCTTCGACGACTGGCGTTTTTTCACTGGAAAACGCTTTTAAATGCTTAATAAAAGTATGCACGCCCACAAAAAACCCAATCGCACAAATCAAAGCATTGATAATCAGTAAGTTACTCATCTTTTTTCTCCTTGTTTGACCAAGGGATAAATTTGTTTTGAGCGGATTTGTACAGCTCGTTTTGTCGTTTTTGGTCTGAAATAAATACTAAAAACCCTGTGATGATGGGCGTTGAGCAAATCGAGCCCACAAATGACCAAAAGGCAAGACTAACGGCTGGCGGTTCTGCTTGTCCATTAATTATCATTGCCATGGCAACGCCTGCCACCGTGCCAATCAAAGGTTTGGCGATGAATGGATATTGCAGGCGGTTATCAATTTCATTAATCTTAATAAACGCACTCGCCCACCCACCCAAAAACGCAAACAGCCAAACGCCAAACCAAGAAATTAAAAAAGGGGCATGAAGCCCCTGCGTGTCAATCATATATCACCTATGCAAATTTAATGATGTTGTTGTCAATGAAATCGCCAATTAGAATGACTTGGCAAATACCACCGCCAGAGTTATTTAAGACAAATTGAATGGTATTTAAACCCTGTCTTAGCGATAGACTGATTTCTGTATTAATCCGACCCCGACCGAACGGGGTCGGTACTCTTTCTTCGTTGTCGTAATAATCATAGTTTGAATGATAACCAAACGCCGATTCCCCATTGACATAACAATATAAGTTATCATCGACCGTGTGTAGCTTTTGTTTTACAGTAATTGCTCGTTTACAAAACACGCTCATTTCATATAACACACTGCCAATATTTTCATTATTAAACCCCAAGCTTTGAATAATAGAACCGTACGAAGCATAAGATGCCTTAAATATTTTATCAAAACCACTTGGATCGCTAGAATGATAACTGCTGGAGATGTACATATCATACCCCAACGCTACCGCACTGCTTTTTAAGCTTTCAACATCAATTTGACCTGTGATTTTGTCAGCGAAAACTTGTCCACGGAACACGCCAGAATTTGCGTTCAAATTACCCTGATTATCAACACTAAAATTATTGCCAATGCTGATACTACCGCCTCGGATGTTGGGGGCGGTGATTTGTGTATTTGCTCGGATTTTATCGCCTGATATCGTACCGCTGCCTATCAAATCACCATTCAAATACACTCCTGTTGGTACGGTTGTACCGTTTAGCGTCGTTGGGCGTGTTATCACCGAGAACATGGGCTTTTTATCGCCCTGCGGACTTGCAACATAAAACTTATCAGCTCGCACCGCAAAATCAGACACGCCGTTATTGCTTGCCAAGCCAATGCCTGACACCACGCCACCTGACTGCACTTTAAGCGTCCATTGGGCGGATAAAGCGTTCAAACTTTGAGCGTGTTGCTGAATACTCGCCGTTTGACCATTTACCGTGGTTTGCACGGTATTAATCCGCTCAGACAAGCTTTGATTTGTCGTT